AGGTACTCTTCTACTTGCTTGTTGTTAGTGATGAAGTCAACAACATCATCAAGATATTGAAAGGCATCACCGTCTTGATCACCATATGGATCAATCAAGACATACTCATCAACATCATCATCAAAGACATGAACTAAGTCATAGCTGGTGCATTCCTGCACAGCTTCACGTAGTTGTTCGTAAGTAAAGTCAGTCATGGTTTTGTGTGCTATTTGGTAGTGGTAGCCCAGGTCAACTTCTTGGTAAGCGTCTTGCTTGGTTTCTTATCACTCAAGACCCACGTTGTCTCTTTGAGCTTGATCTTAGGAGTTGGCTTGTTCTTTTTGATCACTTGTTCAGTTTCGATTGGATGAATGCGACATGACGAGGATCAGCTGCAGGATCGTGTAGTGCAACTACATCATTAGAACGCATCTGTTGCTGCTTGATCATATCAACCAAGCTTCGACGTTGTTGATCACGATTGGCTCGTGCTTTACCAGAATGAATCATGTGTAATCCTCCATTATGTAACGTAAGCAGTGCCATGAACTAACGAACCGTGTGGCTCCGGTAGAGAAGAACTCCGGCACTCGTAGTCTGCGTTCCTGAAGCTGTCAGGTGCACCGTGTCGCTACTCTGTCTGTCGTGCCTGGTGTCAAGTGATCCCGGAACAGACGGTGACTGCGACTGCAGCAGACTCTCTGGCGAGAGTAGATCAGAGAAGAGGACCGTTGTCTCTCGGTCGTCCCCTGACCATGTACCTAAGATACCATGCCTCCCTCGATGTGTCAACCCCAAGAACCCAGTGGAACCGTGTAGCCCCTTAAGTATACCCATCAGCATCCCTGATAGCTGTACTAACTGTGCCTTGGTCCAGTAAGTCTTACTCGTATTCCCAATAAACCTGGGTTATTGAGATTACAACTATCCATAGACAATAAAAAAACCCATCGTATTTGATGGGCGTCCTTGGTAGAATTGGATGAAACGCTATTTGTTATGATTGTGAAAGTTATTATTACTCAGCGCTGTCTGTTTGTATAGCATCGCTACTATACAATAAGAATAGACTGACGCTACGCAATTAACCATCATACTCTGTTTCAATGCCATTATTAACAACTACATAACGATAACAACAATTAGCATGACCATCGCTATTGTTTAAATCATTCCATGCTTCATAATCATCAGCATTAGCAAAGATATAAGATGGATTAACTTGATTTGGAATATTATCTCCATCTGAATTATCATATGTCCATACTTTAATGCAATTGTTTGGATCAACAACTACATTCTCTTCGTTAATAACATTGTCATGATCAACGTATTCATATTCATCAAATGCAATGATTGGATAATACTCATCTTGCATTGTATAACGAATGTAGTTGAATTGCATTGTCATTGTTTGTTGTTTGTTGATGAATAGATGAACTAATTGAACAATGAATCAATCTGATCTTGATTCAAACCAGAAGCTTCTTTGAAGTAAACTTCGTTGTTATTGATTACTTCATCAATGATTGAATCAGTTAAGTAATCATTGTTGATTGCTTCTTGAATTAATTGATCATCTTCATAAGAATAGTCAGCAAATGAATATTGAAATAACTCATTGTACATTTGAGTAAACAACTGAACTTTCATAAAAAACTCCTTTTCTCTTGAACAATCCTATTATAACAGAAGCAATCGTCTTTGTCAATACAATTGTATCATGGCGAACATGTCAATTAGCGATTTGGTATCATGCTGTATGTCGTTAACTGATTGTCTGTTGTTAATACTCGTCAAGGCTTATTAATTATGTACAGTCTGTATGTATTATGTACAGTATCGCGTACAGATAATTTGATATAAAACGATAACCATTCTCAATAACAACTCTTACTGAGAATCAATTACTCATCATTGTTGAGAACTATCAAACAGTATCAATAGATATCATATCTAGTAAGCGTCATTGATAGAAACAAACAGGGCGGCATGGGGGAATATGCGAACGCCAATGACGTTATACCCCTTTGGAAATTTATGTCAAAAATTAAGACCCCCTCTAGGATGACCTAGAAGGAGCCTCTAATCACTTATACATCCAAAGACACGCAAACATTAGGCAAATGCTCTTCCAGAAGCTTGTAGGCTTCTCTAGCGATGATCTGATGTTCTTTCTGTGTACCGTTTGCACACCTCAACTGACAATAATGAATCCAAGACCGAATAGTCCCATTCATATACAGCTTTGTCGGAGTACAAAGTGGCAACACTTCTCTTGCACACTCCTTAGCGACACCAAGCTCAAGCAGACGCTCATATGCTCGGTAACTAGTCACTAATGCTTTACCCAACACCTCATCACATTCCTGAAGTGTTTCAAGGCTAAGGTCATCAACACTATTCTGTCTATTCTTCAGATCCTGCCTTCTCATCTCTGGTAACTCAGGTCTGAGCTGTACTTCAGCATACCGTTGACTAAACTCTTGAAAGCTAAAGCTTCTATGCCTCAATATCTGTGCTGCTACACTCCTGGTCGTCTCTATCTCAACACACATATTCACCATCTCAAACGGAGACCAATGCTTATGGTCAATGAGATACTTAATTAACTTTGCACTGGTCTCAGTGTTGTTCTGATTAGCTGGGTTAGAGACTCTAGCCATATAGGCAATGAGTTGTTCAGCATCTGGAGTGATGTGTACTAGCCGTACGGAATGCAATGGAGTAGGGCCTTGTTTGACTTGGTGGGTAGTCATTAAAAATCTACGTCAGGTTTTTGTTGTTCTTTCAGTTGGTACTTACCATAAGCATCAAGAGCTTTACCAAACAGTTCCCATAGAGCACTGAAGGCAAGGATAGGACCAAAGTAAAGAAAGAGGAAGGTACCGATTCCCATTAGGAGTGAGTCGTGAGGAGTGAAACGGATTACGACTTATGGTCGAGTTGTTTGTAAGCAGACACACGGATATCATCGTATAGACTCGGGATATAACGATGCCGAATCTTTACATCATAGTCTTCATCGTAATAGTTTTTTGACACACGAACTTGTTTTTGTTCATTGTGTGTTTGTACTGGACGGAAGATGTAGGTAGGTTCTTTACGATAAGTTCTACTCATAATGCATACAGTAGAATAAGTAGTGACAGGATTCAGAGGGGTGGGGAGAATCGGGGCTCACTAGATTCATGTATTAGTGGTGGGGAAGTAGATGAATGAACTAAGAGGGGGGAGTGTTTGTCTTTGGAGCTTTGGCTCCCTCACTGTTCATTAGTAAAAGGGGAAGGTGTGTCTTACGAAAGTAAGGCATGTCTTCCCCCTCCAGGGATCGGGTCCACCCTTCCCTCCCCCTGTATACATGCCGGACCTGGCTAAACCCAGGTGGGGACTGGCTTTTTGGTTTGGAGTCCTCTAGCCTTTTTACGTTGTTCTAAGGTCATCCCAAAGGCAAGGTGATTAACTGCTTGTTGAGGGTCATCTAGGAAGGATTCCAGCATGTCTTGCCAGTCTTCTTGTCGTCTTTGCTTCACTGCTTCATAGGCAGAGATACCCATAGCGTCTGTGAAGTATTTAACGCCTTGAGCTAAAGCATCGAGTCTATCGTCATGTTTAACAGCTCCCTTTTCTCGGCACATCCTAGACCACTGATAGAAGAGCATATACAGCAATCTATCCTCAGGTGGTTGGTCTTTATTAGAAGCGTAGTCCCACTCCACTACCGACCTATCCATAATCAACCGATGCTGGTTTAAGATGGGTTCTAAGGCATCAATGATACGGTCTTCCTTTCTTACGTTAGCTCGTACCTCTTCAACGTCTATAGCCTGCTTAGTTTGTTGCAGGTGTTTACGGAAGAGTTCTGCGACGATACCGTCTCCAAAGTTGGTTTCGATAAGGAGTTTTGTAACATTGAAGCGCTTACACCCACGAAGGATGTCAAGAAGTGTATTGTCGCTATAGCCATCGCGATACGCTCGTACCTCGTGAACATAAAGGAATCCGTTTCGTTGACTTATGTACACAGCTGCTGTTTCATCTGTTCCTCGACCCGATGGATCAACGCTGCAAATTGTTTCGGTGTAAGGTCCCCACTCTCCTTGTAGTACCATTGGAGAGTAGAAATAATCTCCAGGTAGACCGACTGTTGGCAGGTCTTTGATACAGTTTCTGGGGTCACTGCACCAGACGACAGCATCAGGAGCAGAGGTAGGATTAACTGAGGTAACAACAAGATCACTGAACTTAAGTGGGAATTTCTCGGCATCACTAAGGGAGGTATCAAGCATGAATTGCAACATGAAGTTGCTACGACCCATAGCAGCTTCACGTTCCAGCAGGTCATCATCACCAAAGCGATCAGGGTCAGTAACCGTCCAAGGTTCTGCACCCATCTCAATGTCTTCAACAACTTGAGGAGCCAGGAGACCCTCGTATTGAGTCATCTTGTCTTTAGCTGGGTAACGAGCAGGCCAGACAAAAGGACGGTAGTTGCGTTCAGCTAGTTTACGGTAGATGGTAAAGGTAGTCTGTGGTGTACCAAGGTACATGATGCGTGAGTCTTTCTTTGGCGTCAAGATGGACTCAGCTTCTGTACATAACTGAAGGAGTTTCTCCCGCATCAGTTCTGTCATGGAGTTACCGGGTACTTCGATGTCATCAAGGATCATCAGGTCAGCACGACTACCAGTAAGTTGTCCTGTAATACCTACCGATTTAACGGAAGGTGCTTGGTGAGGAGGGCAAGCAATATCAAAGCTAATCCGAGACCAACGGGAGTTATCATTCTTTGGTTGCATATGAGCTAACCAAGGTGTCTCAATGATGAGCTTCTGAAGGAAGATCGACATGTTATCAGCACGTTCCTTAGATGCTGAGATGATCATGATCTTCTTCTCGTTGTCTTTGAAGAGTGTCCAAAGAACAAAGGCACCAGTAATCCAGGACTTACCAACACCTCGGAATGCTTGGATCTGTAGACGCTTAGGACCGTGTTGAAGGTAATCAGCGATAGCGTACTGTGCTCTTGTCGGAGAGGGTAGGTCTAGCTGATTCCAAAGGGCTTGAAGGAAGAGCTTAAAATCGCTTTGAAGGGCATCTAAAGTGTTCATAGGGTAGGATATACCTAAGTGGATAAAGAGAGGCACTACAGGCGCTTGTAGGTACCTCTCCGTGTGATCTATTACTTAACGCCTCTAGCCTTAGCGTCGTTGATCATCATTTGTTGATGAGCTGCATCCTTATAGCCAAGGATTTGTGCTCTTCGATCAGGTGGTTCTCCCTCCATACCAAAGTTAGAGAAGAGAGCTGTGACTGGTACAGCAGCGTAGGAGGATGGGACACCGAAATAGGCAGCTAGTGATTTAACTGCTAGTTTAACTACTTCTCCAGTATCCCCTTTGAAACCATGACCTGATGTTGGTTTAGCTTTAGTATGTGTACGTGGGAAGGTTCTAGATACAGACTTAAGGTCTCTATGGTAGACACCTCCATCTCCGTATGATCTAATTGGTGCAGGTGTAGGCATTATTGTACTTTCAAAGATTGACGTGCTTTTCTGCGTTTCTCAGAAATGATCTTCAGAGCGGCTAGGTTTTCAGGAGCTAGTACAGCTTGAGAGAGGTTACCACCAAATGGATTAGTGTCTGCTTGGTTGCCAGGCTGTAAGAGATTCTGCTGGAACGCAGCATTCATACCTAATAGCTCACCTTCTTTTGCGTCCTTTATAAACCAAGGCATATACCGCATACGCTGTTCTGGTGGAAGAGATTCAATAAACGACCATCTATTTTCATTAGCTGGAACTTCCAACCTATGGTTTTGTCTGCCGTTTACAGTTCCTAAGAGGTTAGGGTGCACAGCTTGTTGCTTAGCTTCTGGCCAAGCATTGTTTCCTTGATGATAGGGTTGTCGGATGTACCTAGTATTTAACTGGGTGTCACCAGAATAGATACCAGCTTTTTGTGCAGCCTGACGATATTGCTGCATATAAAGCTCAGGTAGTCCTCTGGTGAAATCACCACTATCCTTTAGTGGGCTGGTATCGTGGTGAGCTTGTGCTTCAGTAACCTTAAATGGGGCAGAACCTTCACTGAGGTGAGTATTAGCATAGCGTTCACCAGCCCTAGCCGTTCCAGATTCATACGGTCCTATAGACAACTGACCTTTAGTTGGAGAGTCTGCGACGCTATCACGACGTAGTTCACCTTGAGCCACAGAAGGTTTAGTTGCTGAAGTATCTAGATCCTTAGGGAGTCTAGGATCCCTAACTCGTTTATCAATCTGAGATCTGGTTTCTTTGTGAAGCTGCTGTTGCTGTGTCCACCTTAGCTCAGGATCTGGTAAACCGTCCTTAATTAAAGATTGCCGCTGATCTTCTAATGAAGATACTTTTAACTTATTACCAGGTTTGACTTGAACACTTGGCTGAGGTTTAGGCTTACCTTCAGCCGCTGCCTTAGCTACCTGACCGTTAGTTGGAGGTTTAATTTTTAGTGTTAATCCGTTCCTAGTCTCAAAGTCAACATTACCTCTGTTGTAGATAGTGACTCGACTTCCATCAGGCAATGTACCAACGGTGCCGTTGAATCCCTTCAGACCACCATTTTGTTTGTGGTACTGATAGGCGCTTTCAACACTATCCTCTAGTTGATTATGAGGAATAGATATATCACGTCTCGGCTTAAGCTTTACCGTACCTGCCCGTGGTCCTGATGTATGAACAGCACCAACAAGGAACGGTAATGCCATACCTACTCGTGGATCAATGTTGAGAGCATTGGTAACTCTTTGTGCAGCAACTGCCCCACCCTGTGCAACACGAGAAGACGGCAGTTTGTCATCCGCTTTAACTGTGCGATTAACAGCATTCTCAACAGGATCAAGCCATGGAGTTGCTTGACTAAACTTCTGTTGAAAGTCTTTAATTTTTTGTATGCCAGGAGCTAAGAACCGACCAACGGCATCTAGTTCCTTTCTACCTATTGCAAAGTGACCTTGGTTCCGTAATTTTAGGTGGCTAGCAGGAGATTGCCAGCCGTATTCAGAACCAGACCAGACCACATCTTTGCCGTTTAACTTGGCGTTAGAGCCGATAGGTCTGTCCATATGTGTACAGGTTTAACCAATAACTCGACTTTCACCTTTACGCCGACGTTCCCATTCACTCATGTACCGCTGATCACCAGCAGACATACGACGTTGGGGACGAGCTTCAGGCTTCTTCTCAGCAGGCTTAGGTTCAGACTTCTTGTATTGAACTTGACTACCAGATCCATAACCAGGACCTTTATACGGTTGACCGTTAGGTGCTACGTACTTAGACTTCTCATCAGGAGTGTTGTAGTTTTTATTACCACCACCAGCACCACCCCAATCAGTAGCAGAGCGGCTGTTCTTTACATCAGCAGGGACTCGACCACCTGTAGACTTTGGAGCAGGGGTAGATGAAGGACCAGATTTATTGCCTTGAACTTTAGCCGTCTCAGCATCTTTCTTAGCATTAGCAAGGTTGTCTTCCCGTGCTTTCATACGAGGTTTGAAGTCAGCCATCAACGGGTTAGAGGTGTTGCTAGTACCACGTTCTGCATCCCGCTTCTTCTTTGCTTCGGCAAGTTTAGGGTTAGCTGCTGCCCACTGTTCTTCCCGTTTCTTTTTATCGTCAGCCATAATCAGTTAATGTGTTGAAGAATGAGTTGTTCTCTAGGTGTAATACCAAAAGTGGCTCTCATCCATTGGAGCCAGTTGTTACTGCCTTTAGCCTGATTGCACTTCTTACAGGAGGGTACAAGGTTTGATGTAAGAGATGGTCCGCCATAACAGCGAGGACGGACATGATCAAGAGTAAGTTCATCAGGTTCATAAGTAAATCCACAGTAGACACATTGACAATTAAAGTGTTCTTTGATTGCACGACGATGTAGCCGTTTTGCTTCGGAACTGTTCATCGTTATTAGGTTGTGGAGGTAGTGATCAGGTGAAGGCAGTAGTGGGGTCATTTGGCGTACTTCTTACCAGTTCTAGGGCGTCTACGGTTAGCAGAAGGGGACTCAAGTCTCCCTTTATTTGGCCCAGTGTGGGAGGCATCCTTCCCGTCACCGTTACCGTATGTGCCTAGTTTTCTGTTGAGCTGATTAGCTTCTGTACGGATCTTGAGACCCTCAGTTGTCTTGTTATATGCCGCCTGTTGCTTGAGACGACGACGCCTAGCAGCAGGATTCTTTTTGTAGTATTCAGAAGTCTTTCCTGCCATATAGCCTCGTGCGTACAAGTTCAGGATCGACCTTTGGCATTACTGTTGCCAACTTATCCAAGGCATTACCTTCATAGGCGACACCAGAGATATCATTCTTAGCTAGCCAATCACAAGCGGCTTTAAGGTCTTGTGTAGAGGCTTCACCGCTCTTAATACGTTGGAGGAACTGTTCAGTAACTAGATTATGTAGCTCATTGAACATGTCCTCCGTTGCTTTCTTCTTAGACGTGCTCACGGATAATCCTCTTTAGTTTGGCTACATAGTTGGGATCTGTAGCGTAACCTTCAGCTTTGAG